CTGCTGGCTTTGGTACAAAGTACGCGAACCCTGCAACCTTGCCCACTGGAAATGGTCAAAGTGTTGCATTTGCATAAAACAACAAACAACAGAAAAGGACAAAAAAATGCCTGAAGCAATACCAACGCCGCTTGAAGCACGAATTGCAGAAGTAGCACAGTACGAAGCAAACATTGCGCTTTATACATCCATGCTTGCATCACTGCCAACTGAATGGCCTGCTCGACTTGTAGAGTACAAAAATGCAACAGACAAGCACGCAGTCATTGGCACTATTGAAGATTTAGCAGATGTTGAGCTTGTTTCTGATCTATGGGCTGCCGATGATTGCCGAAAAGCAATCCGCACAGAGACATTAGAAAAGCGTAAGGCTCAAGCAATTTTGGCTGTCTTGCAAGGATAATGACAGCAAAGTTAAGCCGAGCTGCGATCCAATTAAGGGAACAGATTGATGATGCCTTCCCAGATCGTGACCGCACATCGGATGGTTGGATCGGTGATACCAGACATGGTGCTCGTAAGTCTGATCATAATCCAGATGAGCAAGGCTGGGTACGCGCCATCGATGTCGATCGTGACTTATCAGGAAAAGCCAAGCCGGATCTCATGCCCGACCTTGCTGATCAAATTCGTCTTGCCTGTAAAGCACGACTTGAAAAGCGTGTGTCTTACATTATTTTTGAAGGGCGAATCTGCTCTCACATTCTCAACTGGAAGTGGCGCAAGTACACAGGGGCTAACAAACATACTCACCACATGCATGTCAGCTTTAAGAAAGAAGCTGACCTACGCGGTGAATTTTATCAAATACCTATGATCGGTGGAAACAAATGAACCTAAAGAATCCGGCAGTCCTTGCAGCAGGTGCGTTCTTAGCAGCTTGGTCAGCAAGTAATTTCAACCTAGATTACAGAGCAATCCTGTGGTCAGTACTTTCAGGCGTGTTCGGTTATGCCTCACCTAAAAGATAATGACTGCGGTGGACATGGCGGCGCTTGCTGTTGCTGCTACGACCGTTATTGGTTCGTTTATTGGCTCGGTGCGTTGGCTAGTAAAGCACTACCTAAGCGAACTCAAAAATAATGGTGGCTCATCGATGCGTGATGAAATTTCAGAACTTCGCGGGCGTGTTGATACCATCCTTCGCATACTAGAGAAGTGACAATTATCTTATGGCGAGAAGACAAACTAAAGCATTAGAAGATCAAGGCTATTCAGAGCTTGATGCTTATTGCATTGGGTTGCACGAATACTATAAATCCTTGAGGAAGGCTGGCTTTAATGAGTCTATTGCTCTGTTTATGATCACAGAGCCACAGTCTTATCCTGCGTGGATCTTGCCATCTCCAGTCGATCCAGAAAGGTTCGGCGATTACGAAGATGAGGAAGATGACTAAAAAACGCTATCTAGTGATTTCGGATCTTCAGATTCCATTTCACCATGAGAAGGCAGTTAAGAATTTAATCAAGTTAGTTAATAAAGAGAAGTTTGATTTAGTATTAAACACAGGCGATGAGCTTGATATGCAGTCGCAGTCTAAGTGGGCTAAGGGAACGCACCTAGAGTATGAAGGGAAGTTAGATGCCGATAGAACTTTGGCTCAAAACATCCTCTGGGATCTTCGGACTACCGACATCATTCGCTCCAACCACACTGATCGTCTATACCACACTCTCGTTAGGGGAGCTCCTAGTCTCATCGGACTTCCTGAACTCGATTACCCCCGCTTTATGGGTTTCTCAGACATGGGGATACGCTTTCATAAAAAGCCATTCGAGTTCCATAACGGATGGGTCTTAGTTCATGGCGATGAAGGATCGATGAATTCTAATGCCGGACTTACAGCTTTAGGCTTAGCCAAGAAATTCGGTAAATCGGTAGTCTGTGGACATACGCACAGAGCAGGTATATCAGCCTTTACAGAGGGTCTAGGAGCCCGATACAGGACTTTGTGGGGCGTAGAGGCAGGGAATGTCATGGACAAGGCCAAAGCGTCTTATTTGAAGGCTGGAGCCGCTAATTGGCAGATGAGCGTGGCAATCATTGAGACACATGGAAACAGGGTAAGCCCTATGTTAGTGCCCATCAATAAGGATGGCTCATTTACTGTCTATGGCAAGCTCTATGGATGATCTAATCAGAGACATCTTTCCTGTCCGTAAGACGATAGATGATGCAGTCGATGAGGCAGAATCGTTATCATTTCGTTATCAAATTAAACACAAATAGTCGCAGGGCTGTGCAACACTAAGCCTGTCACTAGCCGAGGGCGCTAGTGCGATAGGAGCAAGATGAGCGATACATGGTTTTTCTTTATCTTCTTAGCAGTAATTCCATTCACACTAGCTTTGATTTATGAGACAGTTGCAAACAATAACTATCAGCGTGGACTGCGCGAGGGTTATCATCGAGGCAGGGCAGTCAATCGCCAAGAATTTTGGGCAGAATGAAAGCAAAAGAGATCCTACAAAGTGCAACCGATGTCATGCAAGATCGTGGTCGAGTCTATGGTCATCCGAAGATCAACCAAGATCGGATCGCTCGGAGACTTACCAATCTACTTGATTTCCCAATCGAGGACTACCAAGCTTGCCTTGCAATGGTCGAGGTCAAGCTGTCAAGAATCCAAGAATCACCAAGCCACATCGATTCATACATCGATGCCTGTGCTTATCTCGCATTAGCATGTGAACTCAAAACAGAACAGGATGAATTGTATGTTTAACCTAGATGAATATACAACCGTACGCGAGAGAATTATCGAATTCTGGAAAAGGTACCCAAATGGTCGGATTGAGACTGAGATACTTGAATGGTCAGATAAGCGTTTTATCGTTCGTGCAGCTATTTATAGAGAAACCACAGATCAACATCCATTCGCGACTGGGTTGGCTAATGAAGTCATATCAGACCGCGGCGTTAATAAAGATTTTGCTCTGGAAAACGGGGCGACTTCGGCAATTGGTATTGCTTGTGGCAACGCGAACATCGGCGTAGATAAGCATAAAAGTAGCCGCGAGGAGATGAAGAAAGTGATCGATGTCAATAAGGCTAAAGAGCCTGTTACAGAGGGACACAAAGATTACTGGAGTACGCCATTTGGCGAGCAAGAGGAATCAATTAAGAAAGTCCCAGCTCCTAGCACAATGGATCAAGCTGTAAATACTGTTGCAGAAATCTTAGGCACAGATAAAGACACACCACATTGCGCTCATGGAGCGATGGTCTGGAAGGCTGGAGTTACAAAGACTGGCAAGCCATGGGGTCATTTTAAATGCTCAGGTGCAGCTAACGGTCACAATGAAAGATGCCCTAAGGATCAAGATGTAATTTGGTATGAGATCAAACCAGATGGCTCATGGGGCGCACAGAAGGGGCGAATCTAATGGGATACATTGAAGTGCATAATCAAGATGGATTAGGTGGATGGACTGATTTAGAGGATATTCCATTTATCGAAACAGTCAATTGCCAATTATGTAATGAGCCAACAGAAGCATGGAATATCATGGCTCACATAGTAATCAAAGATGGACTTGTTTCAGTCGGTCAATGGCAATGTCGTAAATGTCATGCGGTAAATGGCTAATTCAAGAAGAGCAAGAGGTTTCCGCACAGAGCGTGTCGTAGCTGAGTACCTATCGACTTGGTGGACAGGCGCATGTGTGGGAAGGGGTAGTGGCAAGGATATTGTTAATGTGCCATTTGATTGTGAAGTCAAAGCAAGGGTTGGTTTCCAGCCATTGGCATATCTAAAACAATTAAAAGCTCGAACATCTGTTTCTGGGGAGATGGGGTTTGGGGTTTTGCGACTAAATGGGCAAGGTGAGGATCCGCGTGACTATGCCGCGATCATCCGTTTAGAGGATCTTATGCCACTACTCTTATTGAAATATGGACACTTAGATAAAGAGCCTACAGAGGCAGACATCATGAGATGTCAAGCTTGTGGGGATTATATGATTAGGAGATGCTTTACATGCCAGCCTACGACTACAAATGCAACAGATGCGGTCTAATCAATGAGCTACATCATGGATGGTATGACAAGCCAACAGTCTTATGTACCTATTGCAATGAGCCAATGGTAAAGACATTTGCAGCTAATCCAATACATTTCAAAGGGAAAGGATGGGGCAAAAACTAGCGACACGCCCAAGGCAAGGATCAGAGAATTAAGGCTCTGACCAGCACTTATACCTTTAAGGAGTCAAAACATGGTAGACATCAATGGTACTCTCAGGGCTAGTGCCCATCAGGGGCACAGAGCGAGCCGCTCGCGGATAGCTCGCTCGGTAGCCATCGCTATTGGGATAACTCTATTATCACCAATGTATGATGCTAATACTGGGCAAATAGATAGATTCAAATATGACCCAAGAAAATACATCAATGCAACAATGCCTAAGCATGAAGCCAAATGTATTAAGTTACTTATCAGTAAAGAATCAGCATGGAATCATAAAGCCATTGGTAATCTATCTGGTACTCATAGAGTCTATGGATTATTACAGATTAAGAACCCTATTGCTAAAGACATGAACCCTATGCAACAGATACAGTTACACATGAGATACTTAGATCATAGGTATGATGGATCAGCATGCAAAGCATGGTCTCACTTTAAGATTAAGGGTTGGCATTGAGTAGAGCTGCAAGTCATAGAGAGTTAGGCACACAACGCTGGAAGGATCAGCGCTTGCGTGTGCTTAAGCGTGACTCATACATCTGTGCATACTGTAGTGGTGAGGCAACACAGGTGGATCATGTCATTCCTCGTGCAAATGGTGGTGGGCATGAGCTAGATAACTTAGTGGCATGCTGCGCTCCATGTAACTCACGCAAGGGCGCACACAATGAGGGCGTTTTTTTAGCACGAGGTGCTACCCCCCCTGTCTTTTCAGGGAGCCTCTCTCCGATACAGTCCAAGACGATGCAGGACAGTCCTTTTACGCTCCGACCTAGTCCGAGTCAATGACAGATAAACCCAAAAAGAAACAGCCGCTACGAGGGGCAACTAAACCTAGGCTTTCCTCAGTACCTCTCAAGGGCAAAAATAAGATCGAAGATGTAAAACAGCTCTGTGAGATTATTAAGATGCCTTTGCTGCCTTGGCAAGAACATGTGCTTAAAGACATGCTCACTGTGGACACAAAAGGCAAGTGGATTCGCAAGACAAACCTGTTATTGATCGCTAGACAGAACGGCAAGACACATTTAGCGCGTATGCTTATTTTGGCTCACTTAATCAAGTGGGAAACCAATGTCCTCATCATGTCCTCTAATAGAAGCATGGCTCTAGACACATTCAGACAAGTCACAGACATCTTAGAGAATAATGACCATCTCAAAGGCTTTGTTAAACAGATTCGCTATGCAAACGGCACTGAGTCAATCGAGATGCTCAATGGCACACGATTAGATGTCGTAGCAGCGACCAGAGACGGTAGTAGAGGCCGATCAGTCAACGGTTTACTGTTCATCGATGAAGTTCGAGAGATTACAGAGGAAGGATTTAGAGCTGCGACTCCAGTAACCAGAGCGCACCCTAATTCACACACTCTGTTGTGTTCTAATGCCGGTGATGCTTTTAGCACTGTGTTGAACGATCTAAGAGAGCGAGCAATCTCGTATCCGCCTAAGTCTTTCGGTTTCTATGAGTATTCTGCGCCACAGTATTGCAAGATCGAAGATCGAAACGCTTGGGCTATGGCTAATCCTTCTTTAGGTTACACAATTACAGAAGAAGCGATCGAAGAAGCTATAGCCACATCACCGATTGAAAATACACGCACTGAAACTCTTTGCCAATGGATTGATAGCCTTTCTAGTCCTTGGCCTCATGGCGTGTTAGAAGAAACATCGGATAGCACACTAGAAATGACTAGTGGGGCTTATACTGTATTCGGTTTCGATGTCAGTCCGTCTCGGCGCAACGGTTCACTAGTCGCAGGACAAATTCTGCCAGATGGACGGATTGGCATCGGAATCTTAGAGACTTATAGCTCTCAGGTAGCCATTGATGAATTAAAAATGGCGGCATCGATTAAAGGCTGGGCAGACATCTACAAACCACGCCTAGTCTGCTTCGATAAATACGCGACACAGACAATCGCAGATCGATTAAGTCAAAGCGGTGTAATGGTCGAAGATGTATCAGGCCAGCAGTTCTACAAAGCCTGTGGTGATTTATTAGAAGGTTTGGTCAATCATCGAGTGGTTCACAATGGTCAAGCAGAGTTAATCCAGCAGATGAATAACTGCGCAGCTAAAGTTAACGATTCGGCGTGGCGTATTATCAAACGCAAGTCGGCTGGAGACATCTCTGCACCTATTGGCTTGGCGATGGTAGTTAGCAAGTTAATGTTGCCTGTGCCTAAACCTCAGATTTATACTTAGACACGCCGACAGAGTTTGTCTAATTACTTGACAAATGGTACCCTTTATGTCTATGGGTATCTTTAGCAGATCAGAAGCACCTAAGAAGACTAACTCGCTTCTAGCGCAATACGCTCCAACAATTATGGGCGAGAACATGAACTCGCTTTATAACTACATCATGCCTCGCGTTAATCGCAACGAGGCTATGTCTGTGCCTTCGATCGCTCGCTGCAGAAATCTTTTAAGCTCTGTCGTTGCTGATCTCCCAATGAACTTGTATCGCAATTCAACAGGCGAAGAATTAGGCAATCCGATCTGGGTAGATCAACCAGCAATCAATCAGCCACGCTCTGTAACAATGGCATGGACTGTAGATTCTTTACTTATGTACGGCGTGGCTTACTGGCAAGTAACAGAAGTTTATGCAGAAGATGGCCGACCATCTCGCTTCCAATGGATTCCAAATGTTAAAGTAACTTTTGAAACTGATCTTTACGGCACCACCATTACTCAGTATTACATCGATGCTATTGCAGTGCCAATGTCCGGCATTGGATCACTTGTTACATTTCAAGCATTTGATGAAGGAATCCTAGAACGCGGATCAGAGACAATCAGAGCAGCGATTGATCTTCGCAAAGCTGCAGTAATTGCAGCTTCTACTCCAATGCCTTCTGGAGTTATTAAAAACAATGGTGCAGATTTAGATCCTAAAGAAATTCAAGGATTATTAGCAGCATGGAAGAACGCAAGACAAAATCGTGCCACTGCTTACTTGACTTCTACTTTGGAATACACTCCATCATCATTTTCACCTAAAGACATGATGTACGACAGCGCCCAGCAATTCCTTTCAACGGAAGTAGCCAGATTGTGCAACATCCCTGCTTATCTATTATCAGCAGAGATGAATAACTCAATGACATATGCAAATGTGCTAGATGAGCGCAAGCAATTTTTCTCATTCAGTGTTGCACCTTATGTAAATGCGATTTCTCATCGACTAAGCATGGATGACATTACAGCCAGAGGAAACTCTGTTCGCTTTGATGTTGATTCAACTTTCCTAAAGACAGATCCAATGGAAAGACTTATGGTTATTGAGAAGATGATCTCCATCGGCTTAATCACAGTTGAACAGGCTATGGAAATGGAAGATTTAACACCTAACGGAAGTGAAGGAATCGATGACTAACATCCTTACATTCTCTGCTGAATTAACTGCCAATGTAGAAGAGCGCACAATCTCCGGCAAGATAGTTCCAGCAGGTACAGGCGAAGTCGGTAACACATCGGCTGGCCGAGTGGTCTTTGAGAAGGGTGCTATTGCACTTCCAGAAGATCCTAAGACAATAAAACTACTTAACCAACACGACATGAAGCAGCCTTTAGGTAAGGCCACATCTTTTACAACAGATGACGATGGTATCTATGCCAGCTTCAAGATCAGTCGATCACAGCGCGGTACTGAAGCTCTAATCCTTGCAGAAGAAGGATTGCAATCAGGATTATCTGTAGGGGTAGAAGTAGTTAAGTCAAAAATGAAGGCTGGCGTGATGCATGTATCTGCTGCCAACCTATTTGAAGTTTCATTAGTAACTGAGCCAGCATTTAAGTCTGCTCAAGTTATTGATGTAGCGGCTGAGGAAACTCCAGAAGTCGTAGAAGAAAACCCAACAGAAAGCGAGACAGCTGTGGAGAATACTCCAGAAGCAGTTGCAGCACCAGTAGAGGCAGCAGCGGTTGAAGCTGCTCGTCCACCTGTGGTAACAGCAACGACAATCGTGCGTGAGCGCACAGCTCCAATTACAGGAGTGCAGTACCTAGAAGCAAACATCAAGGCAGCACTTGGTGATGACGAGGCTCGCCGCACAGTTCGTGCAGCAGATGACTCAACATCAACAAACACAGGCTTAACACTTCCACGCCACCTAGATACATTCATCACTGACACCTTCACAGGCCGTCCAGCATTTGAAGCATCTACACGCGCAGCACTTATTGATTCAGGCATGAGCTTTACAGTTCCACGCTTGTACACAAACGCATCTTCAGCAGATGTTGCGCCAACAGTTGCAGACACAAACGAAGGCGCAGCACCATCTGAGACAGGCATGACATCTGCGTACGACACAGTTGACATTAACAAGTTCTCAGGATTGCAACGCGTATCATTCGAGTTAATCGATCGTTCATCACCTGCATTTATGGAACTCATGATGGCTGAACTACGCAAGGCATACGAGAAGGCAACAGATACAGCACTTCTAAATGCTTTCATCGCAAGCG